ATTTTTTTAGTATTTTTTTAGTATTTTTTTAGTATTTTTTTAGTATTTTTTTAGTATTTTTTTAGTATGGTTTGATTATAAGTTCAACACCATTTCGGGTTGTTTTATATTCTATATATTGTTCTTTTGGATAATAGAAATTTAACATAAGAATTATTTCTTTGTAAATTCCAAATAGTTCTTTTTTAGTGCATAAAAAATCAAAATTAGATAATTTTATATCGCAAAGATTGTTATTACCAATAGTAATAATGTTTTTAAAAGTCATATGTATTGAAAGAAGATTCATAGCTAAATCTACATTTTCACAATATTTACTATTGTTCCAATGTATTTTTTTAAATTCTTCGTTAAAGTACTGATGCATTTTATATTTCTAAAATATTAAGACTACCGGTAATTTTTTTTAAATTTTTTTATGCTAAAGAATAAATTAAACAGTTTGGACTATCGTTTAAAGATCCTGAAATACTATTTTTAGTACAAGTTGTTTTAATAGAATTCATTAAATCTTTAGGGGAAAGATTTGGATTTTTATTTAGTAATAAAGCTGCTAATCCCGCAACATGGGGAGAACTCATACTTGTCCCTTGTAAAGAACCTGTTTTACCTTTAGGTAATAAAGATTTAATATTCGTCCCTGGGGCTAAAATATCTACACACTTTCCCCAGTTTGAAAATGAAGCTAATGTATTTTTTTCTGTTGTAGCTCCTACTGTAATAACACTTTCTTCACTCGCAGGACTAAAATTACAAGCATCTTGGTCTGAATTCCCTGCAGCCACTACAACATGCATACCTTGTTTAACCAATTGACCCACAGCCCTATTCAAAAATGAACTTTTAGATCCACCTAAAGACATATTAACTACAGAAGTTTTTCTAGATTTTCTGTGGTGATTGATTGTATATTCTAATCCTTTTAGAATCCCGGAAAAGGCACCACTTCCTTCGCAGTTTAAAACTTTTACTGCGATTAAATCAACATTTTTAGCGACACCGTAATTTTTTCCCCCGATTGTACCAGCTACATGAGTCCCGTGACCGTTACAATCAGTATCTACTGTGTCTGCACCGTTAAATCCCCACTCAGGGACTTTTGAAAACCCAGAATGAGAAACATCGATACCCGTGTCAACCACAAACATATTAACATTTTCTCCAGAAGAAGATTGATACAAATATCTATTATCAAGAACATTACTTTGTTGATCAATTCTATCTAAATTCCAAACAGGATCTTCTTGAAGATTTAGACATACCTTGTTTTCTTTTAAGAGGTTGATTTGTTCAAAATTTTGTAAAGATATTTCTTGATCTTCTTCAATGTTTTTAATATTATAATTGTAAATAGTATAAAGATGATAAGGAAATTGCTCATATTCCATGACAAAAATAGTTAAATCTCCAATGTTAATTTCATCTACAATATTAGATTGTTCTACAAAATTAAACATGATGTTGTTTGTTGTTTCTACAAGATACTTTTTTGCAAACGAAGTGCTGATAATTGCTAAATTTAACACAGATGAAAATTTCATATTTAATAGGTAAATTATAAGTTTCTTAATTAAATAATAATAGTTTTATTTTTTTAAATAAAATCTCTAGATAATTATTTTATACATATTACTTTATATAACATTGTTATTTAACACATGGACTATTTTTTTAATATTGTTTTGATTATATCAATTGTGATTTTAATAACAGCTTTGGCTTTTATTTTAAGAAATAATAAAATAAACCTTACACCTTTAGACGCTGTTATTACTTATGTTGATTTTGATGATCCAGAATTTAAAAAAGAATTTAAAAAATACAAACCAAATAAAAATTCTTCTATAGAAGCATCTAAAGTTTATAGATTTAAATCTAACGACGAAATAAAATACAATATTATTTCTATTAACAAGTATGCAATTTTTTTTGATAATATTTATTTAGTAGTTTCATCAAAAAACCAAATACCAAAAAATTTACCACCTAGTAAAATACCTTTAAAAATTGTATTACATGAGGATTTTTTTATAAATAAATCTCATTTACCCACATTTAATTCTACAAGTATAGAAACAAATCTTCATAATATAAAGGGATTATCTAGATTTTATGTATATTTTAATGACGATTGTATGTTTGGTAATTACGTAACAAAGCATGATTTTTTGGTTTTGAAGAATAAAAAGGTTAAACCTCTTATAAATTTAGAAGAGTATGTTTTATCTAAAAGAGGTATTCCAAATAATAAAGAACTTGGATTCTACAGTTCATGGAAAAATACTAATAGAATGTTAGACACTATATTTCCGAGCACGTCTCATCATAAAAGAAGAACTATTAAACATATTCCTCAAATCCAAGATAAGTTAACTCATAAAAAATTAAGAAATTTATTTCCTAAAGAATTTGAAATTACATCAAGTTCCAAATTCAGAAATACAAAAATTCATAACACTTCTGCTGGGTTAGCAGAGTATTATGAAATATATAGAAATGCTGGTGTAAATATTAAAAATGACGATTATATTCAAGCTTATATTTCTAACAATACTTTAAGAAATGCTATGTTTTTTAACAGAATTTTTTATAAAAGACCAAAATTTATAAATATACAAAGTACTATAACAAAGTCTGAAATAGCACTTGATCAGATAAAATTATTTTTCAAAAGTTATTATTCATTTTAAGAATATTTTTTTGATTAAATAATTATAAATGACTAAGAATATTCCATTAGATAAAAAATTATATGAAACAGTTAAAAAAGAATCAGATAAAAAATTTGATGAAAACACGTCTATCTATAAAAGCTCATGGATTGTAAGAGAATATAAAAAACGAGGTGGAAAATATAAAGGTAAAAAAAATGACTCTGGTGGTCTTAAAAGATGGTATAAAGAAAAATGGGTAGATCTAAAAAGACCATTAAAAAATGGAAATGGTTTTGAACCATGTGGAAGAGAAATGATAAACAATAAAAGTAAATATCCATTATGCAGACCAACTGTAAAAGTATCAAAAGATACACCTAAAACAGTTCAAGAATTATCAAAAAAGACAATTGAAAAAAATAAAAAATTAAAAAAATCAACTTTAACAAAAGTTAAATTTTAATTAACAAAATTAAAAAATTTTAATTAACAAAATTAACAAAATTTTTAACAAAATTAAAAAATTTTTAACAAATTTTTTAATTTTTTATTTTTTTTATACTATTTATTGTAAATATGTCTAAACAAACAGATACATTAGAGAATGTTACCATGAAAGGAAATTTGAGTGTTATTGAAAATTCAGATCCATCTGAATATGGACCAGGAAATATAGAATGTGTAGGTACTATATTTGTAGATGATATATTAGAGAATACATCGGGTTTAGGTGTGAATATAGAAGACATTTTTATTAAAGATGGTAACGTAGAAATTTTAAATTCATCAATATCGTCTACGGATATTAACACAGGAGCTTTACTTATTTCTGGGGGGATTGGTATATCAAACACTACAGATGCTGTATCACAAGACAATGGAGGAACTTTTACAACAGCGGGAGGAATTGGTGTAAAAAAGAAGGCTTATATAGGAGATAGTTTATACGTTGATAATTTTTTAGGAGTAGGTACAGTAAATCCTAGAAAAAGATTAACAGTATTTGACTCTTCAGATACAGAATTAGCTATAATATCTAATGATCAATCAAACGCTTCTATATTATACCTGGGAACTCCTCAAAATGCTTTAGGGATTTCTGGAGCTTACAAAGCAGCTATAATTGCCCAAGGAACTAATTCAAATAGTAGAAGTGATTTACATTTTTGTTTAAATACTTCTACAGGTAATACTTCTTCATCTGATGCTGATATTTCCGACGCTAAAATGACTTTAACTAATAATGGGTTTTTAGGAATAGGAATAACAGATCCTGATAGGCTTTTTCATGTTCAAGGTAATCAAGGAATATGGAGACTGGATAGAGATGCTAATACAGTGGGGTTACAGTTACATAGATTCCCTTCAGGAAATTTTAGTACGCCTTGGAAAGGGTTTTTAATAGGTGTAAATGCTTCTGGGGTAAACAATGGAGAATTTGTTATTTCTGATTATGGTACTTCAGTAGGAGGTCCGTCTTCAGCTCGTATTTTAATAAACAATTCTGGAAACGTAGGGATTAATTCTGGAAGTCCTACTGAAAAATTAACTGTTGTTGGGACAGGGAGTATTTCAGGAAATACAAGTGTGGGAGCTAATTTAACAGTTAGCGGTAACACTTTTTTAAATGATTATTTTCAAACTGTAAATATTCCTTCTCCTACAAACCCTCCATCAAGTAATATAAGATTCTACACAGATCAGGCAGATTCATTATTAAAAAGTAAAAACTCTTCGGGTGTTTTAACAACTTATCAACCAACAACAACTAAAGGAGATCTTTTAACTCATAATGGAACTACCCAGCAAAGATTATCAGTCGACTCTATAGACGATAGTTATTTAATTTCTGATTCAACTACTTTATCAGGGTTAAATTGGTTCAATAAAGCTTATGCATGCGTTAGGGACGTTAAAACATCAGGTACAAACGGAGGTACAGCTTCGTCTGGTTCATGGTTTGAAAGAGTTTTTAATAACATTATTTCTTATCCTTCAGGACAAACCTTTATTTCTTTAACTGGTATAAGAATAACTTTAGAACCTGGTAATTATTATATAAAAAGTAGATGCCCTGGAAATTCTGTAGGTCTTCATACAAGTAGAATAGTGGATTGGACTGATCTTGTGGTTTTATTCAACGGAACTTCGGCTACTTCAAGTACAAGTGGTTTTTTATCTGGTGATGATCAATCTGAAACAGTTTGTTCTGGTATATTATCAGTTACCACTGTCAAGGTTATTGGGTTACAACATAGAGTCAGTTCTACTAATTTTGGAGATGGTTTAGGACTTGCGGCAGGGTTTCAGTCAGAAGTTTATAGTATCATGGAAATTTTTAAAATATAAAGAATTATAATAAATACAAAACTTAAAAATTTATTCAGTAATTTTTTTATATTTTAAAATATAAATGGTATCAAGTGTAGAATTAAAAAAATGGAGAATTTATTGTATAACAGAAGAAGATTGGTCTGAAGGTTGGATAGAAGATGGTAGCTCACCTGATAAATGTTTTAATTCTGGAGATCATGAAATTAATCCAAATTCTTTACAAGTTATATCTAGATCAAACATTCTTTCTTTAGAAGTAAAAGAAGAACAAATAAAAACAGGAGGACATATTAAATCAGAAGGATTTACATTTACAATACCTGCAAACACATCACAAACAAATACCATTTCTTGGCCTATCCCTATAAATGTTATAAATTTAACAATTAATTCAGTAAAAGAAGAGATTGGAAATGTTTTAAATAGCGTTGTTTCTCCAAATACAGCTATGGGGGTGTTATCTGCAGAAAGTGTTATAGGGGAATCTGAAATATATGTTTCAGATACAGTAATTGCAAACGCTTATATCGGGTTAGAAATTCTTATCAATGGGAATTTAGTAGCTGAAATATTATCTATAAACAGTCAAACTAAAACTTTATCTTTATCTAAAAACCTTGAGGCTATCTACCCTATAGGGTCAGTCGTAGGAGGTCAAAGAAGAATTGTAAAAAATTATAATTTAGGGTTCAATTCCGCTTTCACCGTTGGAGCTCATAAAATAGGGACGAGCTATCTTAAAGCAAATACAGATGTATCATTAGAATATGATAATAATACAGATGCAGAGCAAAAATTAACTTTTAATGTTGAATATCTTTATTAATAAACTATTTTAATATTTATTTTTTTTAATTTTATATTATATGAAATTCAAATCTAAAAATATAATAGAATTAAAACCAGAAAATTTCAATATAAAATTAAAAAAAATAGTTCACCCCTCGTTAGACGGGACAAAAAAAGCTATGGTAGCTTACGTAGCTCCATGGTGCGGATACTGTGTTAAATTTAAACCAATTTACGAGGACGTGGGTGAATTACTAGGAGGTTCTTTTCCTTTGTTCTACATGGACTGTGATAAATATAGTGAATTTTCTAGAAGAAAGCTAAATATTAACGGGTTTCCTACAGTTTTATATATTAACACTGAAGGGAAACCTTATAAAAAATATACAAACGAAAGAAGTTGGAAAGTTATGATAAATGATATATGTAAAGAAGCTAAAGTTTGTTCTTCAAAAAATCTTTCTAGTATAAAATAATTACTTTTTTATAAAATTTTTACAATAATCTAATGAATAATATTCATTTATTTTTGTATATTCAAATATTAAATGAAATATTATACCAGTTAAAAATAACTTTATAATTTTTTCTGGTAAAAATAATTTGAATTTAAAATATTTTAAACTATAATTAACAATTTCATAAAATACTATTACAAAAACACCAACTACTATAGCTTCTAATAAAACTCTTGTTAAATCTTTCATTTATTTTATAATTATAAAATAATTATAAAATAATATGTTAAAAATACTTTTATAATTTTAATTTAATGAGTTCTAAAAAAAAACTGTTAAGTTTATGTTCATTATTGGGTATAAACACTACAAAACTTAATAAACTACCAAAGAAAAAAATAAAAGAGGTAATAGAAAACTTTGAACAAAATAAAAAAATAAAGGTTATTTCTTCTGGGAAAAATATAAAATATATTTATCATTGTGCTGATATACATATAAGAGTATTGGATAGACATCAAGAATATAGACAAGTGTTTCATAATTTATACAAAGAGCTTTTAAACAATGGAGATTTGGATCAAAGTGTTTTAGTAATATGTGGTGATATTTTCCATAATAAAGATAGACTTGTTGCAGAGACAATCGTTTTATTTAATGAATTTATAGAACTTATGACTAGTATCATAGACACCGTTGTTATCCTTGGAAATCACGATATATATTCTAGCGCAGATAGAATAGATACCATATCTGGGATAACAAACATTAAACAATACCCTAATTTTCATTTTTTAAAGAGTTCAGGTGTTTATTGTTATAACAATATAGACTTTGTTGTTTCTAGTTTATTAGATAATACTTTTATAAAATATTCTGATGTTAATAATAACAATAACACAAAAGTGTGTTTATATCATGGAGCTGTAAATGGTTCATTACTAGATAACAATACAACATTTAACGATGAAACTCGTAATTATTCTATAAAAGATTTTTCAGGGTTTGATTATGTTTTACTTGGAGATATTCATAAAAAGCAATATTTAAAACCTCATATTGCATACCCTGGAAGCTTGATTCAGCAAAATTTTAAAGAACATGTAGATCATGGTATTATTAAATGGGATATAGAAAGAAAAACTTCTGCTTTCATAAAAATACATAATGACTATGGTTATATAACTTTGTACTCTGATGAAACACATGAACAAAAATATCCTAAATATTCAAGAATAAAACTTGTCCATAATTATTCAGAAAATATTGATTATGAAAAAATTAAAGAAAGAATATCTTTGGAAACAAATATTCTTTCTGTATCAAAAGAAATAAATAAGAATTCTATAGATACGGGTATGAAATCTGAATGTCCTTCTCAGGAGGAAATATTTAATAATTATATTAACCAGTATGATCCAGAAATAAAAAATAAATTACACTCTCTTCATAAAAATTGCCTTGAAGAATATGAAGACCAAATACCTCAAACTTCAGTATGCAATTGGTATATTTCTAAATTAACGTTTAAAAATATCTATATGTACGGTGATAATGATGATAATATTATTTATTTTCCATTGAAGAATAAAATTATAGGGTTATTAGCTAACAATGCATGTGGAAAATCGTCTATAATAAATATTATTTTATACGCGTTATTTGGTAACATCACTAAAACAAAAAGCTTTCTAAATAGAAATATTATAAACAAAAATCAATCAAAATATAGATTATCATTAGAAATAATTATGAATGATAAAAAATATACAATAATACGTGAAGGTAAAAATAAAATAAGAAAAAATAATATTAAATCTATGGATGAAACGTTAGAATTTACTGTTTCAGGTTCTGATAAAATTGTAACTGATTTAACAGATCATAATAAAATATCTACCCAAGAGAAAATAAAACAAACATTTGGATTAATCGATAAACATTTATTTATTTTAACGAATCTTATGAATTATACAGATTACACTAGTATCCTTAATATGACTAGTAGTGATATAGGGTCTGTGTTTAGTAAATTATTTAATATAGATTATTTCAAAGCTATTTACTCTTCTATATTAAAAAAAGGTAAAATGATTTCTGAAAAAATACAATTTCATAACAAAGAAATAGATATATTACAAAAACTTAATAATTCAAATGAAAAAGAAAATCACATTGAAAAACATAAAAATGTTTTAAATGAAATAGATGCAATTTCAAACGATATAGATAAAATAAAAAAAGAAATTAAATCAAATGAAGAATCTATCAATTACCAATGTTCACTTAAAGAAGACAAGCTTAAAAAAACTAAAGAAGATATTATAGAAAGATTAAATAATTCAGAAGAAATTGTTTATTATTTAACGGGAGAAAGTAAAAACGACATTATTAAATCTATTAAACAATTAAATTCACAAATAATCCCAGATAAAGGCGAAACAAGATCATATTTAACTATAGACGAATTAAAAAAAAATATAAACGATTTAAAAAATAAAAAAATATTTACAGATGATTTTTATTTAGAAGAAAAATATAAACAGAGTAATAACTCTATAGAAACATTTGAGTATAATTTAGATGTTATAAAAGAAATTAAATATTCAGAAAAGAATAAAGAAATTTCTATAGATAAAGAATATTTTTCAAAATTAAAAAATACGTTAGACAAATTTCAAAATATTTCAGAGTTATTGAGTGAATATAAAACTAACGTAAAGATAACAAAAAACTACGATGATTATTTGAGTAAAAAAAGACACGAAGAAAAAAGATTACAAGATCTTGATTATGCTTATAAATGTCTTAATTATAAAATTAATGAAGAATTAAAGTTTTTAAAACATGCTTATGAAATAATAGATTTAAAGGAGCACCTTGTGTTATTAAATAATAAATCTTATAAATTAGAAATTGATAAATATCAAAATATATTGAAAGAAAAAATAAAAATAAAAGATACTCTTATGATGGAAAAGGGAAGGTTAAAAAATATTTTAGAACAAAATAAAGATTCTAAAACTACTATAAAAAAATTAAAAGATGAAATAGATATTTTAGAAAAAGAATTGAAAATATACAAAATTTATAAAGATATTGTGAATGATAAATGTCTTCCAAAAACAATTTTAAACAATACTATAAAACAAGTTCAATCTGAAGCAAATGGTATGATATACCCTCTTATAGGATTGTTTGTTTATATATCCGGAGAAACTGACGAAGAAGATAATAAATGGGAGGTTCTTATAAAAAAGAATAACATGATTTTAGGTTCTGAACAAATTTCAGGTTATGAAAGATTTATTATCAATATAGGGGTTAAATTAGCTCTAGATAAATACAAATTCTTTCCAGGTTGTAGTACATTTTTTATAGATGAGGTGTTTGACTGTGTTTCCGAAGAAAATTTAGAAAATATAGATAATGTTTTTGATTATCTTAAAACATATTATAGAAATATACTTATTATATCTCACAATGAAGAGTTAAAAAAGAAAGTAGATTCAAAAATAAATATAAAAACAGATTTTATAACTAGTAAAATTGAACAATAAAAAATGTAAATTTAATTATCTATATTTTTTATATGTCATTAATTGTAAGTTAAAAAAGACATGTCTTTTGCTATAAGTAGAGGTACGCATATAATAGATTGTAATGGTAGTGTTATAAATTCAAGTATATCAAATTCAAGTATAAACATGAACGGGGAAGTTATAACTTCTCATGGGAGCCCTGTAAACCCAAACGATGTTGTTAATAAAGCTTATGTTGATAGTTTAGCATCAGGTATTCCTCAAATAGATATAAATCTTAATTCTGTAAATTTTACAGAAATACTTCCAACAGTTTTAAGCGGTGAATTATCTATATTTATAAAAAATTTAGTATCAGGTGGGCCGTCTGCCTCATTTCAATTATCAAAATCTGAATCTTCTAGATTTCCTAGTTATATAAGGACAAGCAGTTCATCTGGAATTTCTACTAATGAAAGACTTGAAATGAAATGGGATCCAAATTCAGGAGTTGAGTTAAGAAAAAACGGTGTTAATTATGACGGGCAGTATAGAATAAAATATATATTAACAGAATAATTATTCATTATTAATATCTATTTAAAAATATAATACTAATAATGATAAAAGAATGTCTAGTAATAGAGCTGAATTATTAAAAAAACCTTTGTTAAAATTTTACAAAAATAAAGAAAATATGGATAAATTCGTAAACGTTCTAGAAAGAAAAACAGACTATTCTTTAAGAGTTATAGAATGGTTTTGTAATAATTACAGTAAAAAATACGACATTATCTATAAAACTTCTAATAATAAAGAAATAAATGTTTATTTATCTTATAAATCTCAATTAAATTCTTATCAAAAAAAACAATTTGACCCTTTTAAAAGAAAACATGAAGGATTTGAAACATTTGAACTAAAACACGGTAAAGATAAAAAAATAACGACAACTGTTGGGCAATTAAATTTTTTTAGATGGTGTATAATGAACGATGTTCTTGAATATATAGAAAAACATATTAAACATATAAAAGAAGATATGGATAAAACTGTTAAATATTACAATCCATCTCAACAAAAGAAAAAACAAACAATAGAATCGAAACCTGTTTCAAGAAAAAAAAGACAACCTTTATCTGTATCTGCTACAAAAAATTTTATTAAAAAATGTAAAACGATTATATTGGAATTTGATTAAATATAATACTTGTTAATGTAATTTTAAATTAATTACATTAACAAGTATTATATTTATTGTTATTTTTAAAAATAGGATAAATTTCATAATTTTTATAATTTTTATAATTTTCATGAAATTTAAATAAGTTGATTTACTTTGTTTTTGTAGTTTTTGTAGATTTTTTAGATGTTTTTTCTACTTTTTCTAAAGGATCGTCGTCTTCTAAAGGATCTTTGGTAATATCGTAGCTTAAATCACGAACAGACTCAATGACATTTTCAATTTCATTTGTATTTTCATTGTCAATTTCATCTGTATTTTCATTGTCAATGTCTTCATCTTCTAAAAATGCAAACTCTTTAAGTTGATTATCTGATTTATAAACAATCATTTGAGCAGGTTTCCAAGAAACACCGAATTTATCATTGATGATCCATATTCCAGCGCATTCAAGAAGTGGTAAGCATTCACTACCTTTAGGGATAATTTCAAGATGATTATAAACATTCATTTTTAAAGGTTGTTTTTTAGAGTCGAAAATTTGCATTTTATAATTATGTTCACCGTCTTTATAAATTTTAGTTTTTAATCTTGGAGGATATTTATTGTCTCTTTCTCCGTCTTCATTTTCATTGAATTTTAAAGCAGATTTAAAAATATTTTTAATATAAACAGAGTCGTACTTCTTTTTAAAATAATCTTTGGAATTTTTAACAGCTTGTTCAATAATGATTTTATCTAACAATTCAAGTTTTTCAACCACATTATTATTACTAACAGATAATTCTAACGTATCATTGCTTTGTTCCGTAGGAGAAGTGTCTGATTTATCACTTCTATCTTTATCCCATCCTGAAATTCCAAAAGGAGCTTTCATTTTAGGTAATTGAATTCTTAAGGGTTTAGGTTCGTTTCCATCTTGGTAATCGTAGTTGATATAAACAATTTTACCACCATATTTATTTGCTCTAGGAAATGAAAATTTAACATTGTTAGCGTCGAATTGTTCTAATTTAATTACTTTGGTTTGCATTTTATTCTTTGTTATTCTTTGTTCTTTATTAATATAACCAAATAAAATATTTTTAAATGAAAAATATTTTATTTGAATATAGTAATAATACAATAATCAAATGCAGGACAGCGAAAGGGAAAAGAAAATAAAAGAATTCGTTGAATTATGTAAAAAATGTGATCTTACACATATTTATAACCCTTCTACTGGTATATGTATTAACAGAAGAAGTGAAGATGCTAAATATCTTTCAAAGGAGATAGAATTTTGTAATAAATATTACAAAAACCCTTCTAATAGAGGAACAGAGTATGATATAATAAATTCTATAAAAAATATAAAGATACCGAAAGGTATGATTAATAATGAAAACCCTGTAAAAATCGAAGACTATATAAAATCATATAATAATTCAACAAATAAAATAATGTTGTCTGAACTTTTAAATATAAAAGGGGATCCAGATGACCCTATGATAAAGAATTTGAATATGATACCTGACATTGTATATACTGTTTATCAAATGTCTAGTTCTAACCCAGAGATATATGAATATATTAAAAAAACAATTTCACAAATATTTAATACAGTTCCGCGTGTAATGAAGAATATAATTTATTATAATTTATCTATTTTTCTTAACAATGGTATTTCAAGGTATATTGTAAACACTATAGCAAATTTACCTATAAAAGCATTCTTTAAATATATGATACAGTTTGTTTCTATTTTAAGCAATATATCTATAAGAAATATTAACAGTAGCTCCGTTAATAGAATTGCCGAGACTGGTGTGTATTCAAAAATTTCACAAATACCATCTTCATATGAAAGTCGAAGATCACAAAATAAATTCAAATATATTTCAGAAACTGATGCAGACTTTCTTCAAAGATATTTTAAAGATGCTTATAACGAGACATCTCAAACTGTAAATTTATCAACGATTGGTCTTAACCTGGCTGACGTAGCAAAATCATCTATAACCTTGAATTTTGGATATGATGATATCAAAGGTAGACTGTATGTGATTATAATCCCTAGTACAACAACACAAAACATCCCTAGAAAAAACACTTATATTTATAACACTCAAGAAAGAATAATTAAATTAAATGATTATATTTTCAGAATAGATGAATATTTAAAAGAAATATCTAAAAATAAAGATAAAATAGATAGATATAGAGAAATGTATAGAATGTATCTTTCAAAAATAGATAAAGAAAGACAGATAGGTGAAATTTCAAATCTTTTAGAAAAATACAAAGATGCTGGTGAAAGTTATACTAAAAAAAATTTTGATTTATTACAATCTCTTAAAGAAACACGAGAATCTTTACAAACTATTTCAAAGAAAATATCTGGATTTACCCCATCCAATGAATATATAAAAGTTTTAGACATTAATTATAGAAACGTATCAGAAAAAGGGATAAAATTAAATAAATTGAGAGAAGCTATTGGTGATAAAACGATAAACGTAGATAATTTAAATTATTATATCGATATGTTTGACAATTTAATGAAGGGTATCTCTGATCTTTTAAACGAATTACGTAAAATAGATGAAAATACTATACCAAAAATAGTCGCAATTGACATAGGAACTGGTGAATCGAAAACAACAGTTAGTCAAATACCTCAAAAAGGATCTATACGTGATATTTTGAGTAAAGACGTTTTACAAAATCGCTCACTTGCTCAAAATCAAACGGTAAACGATTGGAAAACAAAATTAAATTTTATCAACCCGGATAAACCTAAGTCTCCACCAAAGTCTCCAGAGTTGTCTCGACCAAAACCTAAATCTCCACCACAGTCTTCAGAATTAACAACCAATCCGTGGTCGTCTCGACCAAAACCTAAGTCTCCACCAAAGTCTCCAGAGTTGTCTCGACCAAAACCTAAATCTCCACCACGGTCTTCAGAATTAACAACCAACCCATGGTCGTCTCGACCAAAACCTAAGTCTCCACCAAAACCTAAAATACAAGAAATTGATTCTAATCAAGCATGGGACGATATGTTAGAATCCCTTGCTCTTGAAAAAAAATAATTTTATTTATTTTATTTATTTATTTTATATTGTTTAATATATAAATATAATACATGGATCCTTCTAAAAACGGAATACCACCTTTTAAAGAAAAATACAGAGGAAAAGGACAACCACCTTTTAATAAACACCGTAAGGTAAATAAATTAATTTCAAACACCATAAAAAAAACTCACGAAGATGTTAAAGAAAATACAGGAATTGATCTTATAAAATATTCTAAAAATAAATATAAAAATTTCGTAGAAGATGTTAAAAAATCTTCTCCAGAGCATGGGAATATTTTTAGATATTTACCTAATGTGTTATTATCATTAAGTATTTTAGCTTCTAATAATAGAGAATTGATTAAACCTATTATTCTATCATATATAAAGGCCAGAAAACAATTGGATGGAACATCAAGTCCTCAAGCTACTGTAGCTATATTTTTATCAGAATATGCAAAAATAATTTACAACATGCCTGTTTTTGATTCTATATCAATGAGTTTTAACGCTTTAACTTTATTTTTAGAAGATATACCTAGTCTTATCAGAAACATCAAGCCTTTGGCTAAAAATCAGCAATATCTTCAATTTTCAATTTTTTCTAGACTTATAAAAAATATAAGAGATGTTAAAAGAGATGTAATAGATACACCTGTAAAAATGTTGGGTTTAGAAGATGAAGCTAAACAAGCAGAAAAAAAGTTAAAAGATATGTATGAAATGTTAAAAAATAAAAAAGGAGTTGTTATAGAAGATAAAGATAAGGGTAAAGGTAAAGGTGAAGATAAATTAAATATAAAACAAATGCATAAATTAGTTGATTCATTAAAAGAAACTTATGATTCGTCAAATCAAAAATTACAAAAAATATCTGAAAATTATTTAAAAAATCAAAGTGAAAAAAATAAAAATCAAAGTGGAAAAAATAAAAATCAACAAAGTGGAAAAAATAAAAATCAACAAAGTGGAAAAAATAAAAATCAACAAAGTGGAAAAAATAAAAATCAAAGTGAAAAAAATAAAAATCAAAGTGGAAAAAATAAATATAAATTTAGAAAGACTAAATAAATATAAATTTAAAAAACAACTTAAGCTATTTTTTAAATTTAAATAAGAGATGTAAATACTCTAACTCTATAAACGTAATCTCCTGACCCTGACCCGGCTGGTTTATGTCTAATTTTCATATTTTCACCGTCTTCCCAGTCAGCATCTATTCGTTGTCCATCGGTTCCTTTAGCAACTGCTAATCTTGTAACAGAGCCACCATTTCCACTTGACCGAGCTCCTGAAAATGTCGCGAACGCTCCATCTGTATTATCTCTATCAGATACAATTACAAAGAATGCTCCATAAACATTTGTACAAGTATTTAAGAAAAAGTAACTGGTACTTGTTTTAGGAATAGTTATATCTTCGGAGCAAGTAATTCCTGCAAAATTCAAAGAAACTCCTGCGTCGAATGGGACAACTTCATTGACTTTTATAACTGAAGTTTTAGAAATAGATAAAGTAGCAGAACTAGCATCTACACTCGTGGTAGAATCGGGGACAGTGATAGTAAATGTATCTGTGTCTGGAACAGTTTGTGTTACAAACGTACCTGAAGCTATTGCAGGAGTAAAGTCTGAAGAATCTGATAAGACGATTAAATCTCCTACAGAAAGCCCGTGGCCTAAAAGAGTGAAAGTTATAGTTGTAGTACTAGCACTACCATTAACATTTCTATAAACTTGAGGATGAACGTCTATTGAACCAGATTTAAGTTGTTGATATTGTTGCACTAAGGCTGTAGAAACTCCAGCTGTTGATACAGGATCAGGTATTTGTGAAGTATTCACCAAACTCCAAGCGTTTTCACTTTCATCAAAATAAGACATAGAAAAAGAATCACTATATAATTCGTAAGTATCTCCGCTAGCTGGGGCTGTTGCTAAATCCAAACCATCTATAAAACCGCTTACATTATCAGCTGTAACATAAAGAGTAACTGTTTTTGTTGCTCCAACATAGTCTTTTATTCTTCTTACTTGATCTACACCTGTTCCAGAACTTACCTTAATCCACCATCCATTATAGAAATCATCTGTGCTACTTGCATGAGCATCTAATATAAGAGTTGCTGGTGTAGAAGAACCTGTGTCAAACTCTCCTGATTCTTGAATAGGATCTGGTCCAGTTATCACGTTTCCTGTGCTAGCGTCGTTCGGAGTTTGAAATCTTCTAATTACAATACCAGAATCCAAATCTAATTCACCATTTCCAGAATTCAACACTATAATATTATCTTCTACAGTGAGAGTTTCTGTATTAATAGTTGTTGTTGCACCGCTGACCACTAAATCACCAGCTATAGTAGTGACAGAGGTAGCTGTACCGATTAAAACTGGTACACCAGATGTAACTGTGGCTATAGACACTCCATTGGTTAAATCTGAACTGTCAATAGTTATTCTACCTGTGGCGTCTATATCAATACCTCCAGCTACACCATTATCAGCAGAAATTTTAATTGCGTTTGCCAAATTACCATCAGCTTCTAATACAATTTGTCCAGACGTGTCGTTATCAGCAAGTAATTTAATAGCGGGATTATTTGTATTGTTACCATTTCCTTGGATTAAAATATTACCCTCTGAAGTATCGGATGCTACCATTTGAATAGCATCTATAGTTGAAGAACCTCCTGCAGAATCTAAAAAGATCTGCCCTGATGTTGTATTGTCAGCGTGAAGTCGTACCGAAGCCCCGTTTGCACTTGTACCACTACCTCTAATTAACACATTACCTTCTGTGGTGTCTGTTGCTAACATTTTTATAGCTTCTGTGGATGTACTTCCTCCAGCACTTTGTATAGTTATTTGACCATCTGTTGTATTTGTAGCGTTTATTAATACACTATCTGTACCTGAACCAGCAGCTTCAACTATAATTTTACCATCAGCATCTGTTGCTGTATTTGATAAAGTGAGAGTACCAGCTGTTGTTGTAAAAAATGAAGCATCTTCTGCTGTCATTTCTATAGAACTTGTTGCTCCACCTGAAACGTTGAATTGTATTTTATTAGGACCTAACACATCAAATATACCATCTGTTGTATTAATAGTGGTTTGATCTAAATCTGTTAGACCTTCAACGTATAACCCCCCGTTTCTTATATGAATAGTACCTGTTCCATTGCTTACATCATAAGCATTTAAGATATCAAGATCTCCTTTTATTATAAAATTTAATTCATCCGTGGGAGGAGTAATATTACTAGTCATTATTGATAATATTATAAATAAATAAAATAATTTTTATTTATTCATATTAATAATTTATTCTGTTGTTTTTTCAATTATACCAATCTCACTACAATATTTAGCTATATATGATAACAATTTTTCAGATATAATAGAAAATTCTTCTCTTATTTCTTTAGCTTTAGATTGTGCTTTTTCAGTTCCCATAATTTTACTTCCTTTTAATACAAAATCATTATAATCATGTAAAACAGTATAATAAGCTTCCATAGGGGCGTTGTTAGATATACCTACAGTTTCTACTCTTATTTTATAAATATCTTTAGTTATTTCACTAGGTTCAGAATTCATGATATCTGGTATAATTTGATGTAAATCTAATAAATATTTTAAAACTGGCTCAAAAGTTTTTAAAACCCCATTTTCAACATCAATCAGGATATCCATAATTTTATTAATTGTAAAATACTGTTTAGTGTAGAAAACAACCTCTTTATCTGTTAACCCAGAACAAGAAGTTGAAGGTGAATTTATAAATACATCGCTACGAGATTGTGATTGACCCATTTATTTTATATTATATCACGATTAAAAAAAATATTTATAAATTACTTAAAAATTGTTTTTTTAATGGAGAATAATTTATGGTAATTTACAGTTTTCTGTAACTTTATGACCGAAATTTACAAGATATGTAGCTATCAAAGGAGCGTTTTTATTATTTAATTTAAGATTTAAAGGTACTCCTGAAGCATACATCACTCTTTTCAATTTTTTCTTGTCTCCTTTGAATAAGTCCATTAAATCATCAACTTTAACATTTACACATCCTGGAACACTATTAAACGTAGGAGAGATTATATCAAATTTTTCTATAGCTAGTTTTAAGAGATGAAAAGAAGAAAATACTACTAAAGAAACCAAAAGAGAGGATTTAACGTCTTTAGAAACTAGATATACACCCGTAAACGTTAAAACAAATCTCATAACAGAAGATTTCAAAATATTTTGAAAATTTTCAGGTATATCATTTATATGAAACACGATGTTAATCACTACTAACCAAATAAGAACAGTGTTAATTAAAGGTGTTTCAAAAACAGGGTCTATGGTTTTTTGAAAAAAAGTGTTTACAGGTTTTAAAGAGTTGTCTAATGTTTTTTCAATAGAGTCCATTGTTAAGTTATATTTATATCTATAGAAAATAATTTTTAATTTTAATTCTATAAAAAAATCTCATTATTATTTTTATATATTATTTAATTCATTGTTTAACACATCTTTTTGTTTTTTTATCGCATTTCGCTCTATATTTTTCGTATTTTTTCAATACAGACCTAAACGATGGGCTTGGAACAGTCTTAAAACAATCTTTATCGTTTTTACCAGATTCTTTAAAAAATTTTTCTTCTTGTTTTATTAATTTTTTATTTACTTTATCTTTTATAAGATATAACCAATATGTTAGTTTTAACCTTGAATCTGTATAAGGAGCTAACGGTAATTCCTTGATAAAAGTCTTAAGAGATTCTCTACAGAATGAGCAAGGTAATGTAAACCTTAACCCCATTAAAGTTTTTATAAAAGCATTTTTAATTTTTAAATGCTTTTCTGAATTTTCATCGATGACTACAGGATAAGCTCCTAAAATCATAATAAACAAACTATCCCATAATTTTGGCCCCCATACCTTGGTTGCCATACCCTTTTTACTTGAAACGTCTATACTAGGAGGCACTTCTACCATTTTTCTTGTACTATGTATTGTTATATAATATACAATACAAGAAAAATATTTTATTTATTGATAATATAAAAACACACAATGAATAATAAAAAAATAGATAAAAATTATATTTATATTTTCCATATACTTATTGTAGCACCATTTCTATTTTATATTGGTTATAATGGTGTTAAAACACCAGAAATTATGTTTAAAATTTTAACTGCTGTATCTATAGTAATCATTTTATATCATTCTTACAAATTTACAAAAAAAAATAAATGTTTAAAAAAATAAATGTTTAAAAAAATACTAATTAAAAATATTTTTATTATTTAAAACAATGAACGATACAGTTAAAAAATTAATTAACACAATCCAATACACTCAAAGAACAGAAGAATGGCATTCAATTAGAAAGACTCTTATAACTGCTTCTTCAGCTAGTTCTTTGCTTGTTAGAGATAAAAAAACTTGTCAATCTTATGTAGAACAATATGAATTAGAAGATATTTTTGATTATAATGGTGGGTGTTGTAACCCCTACAGTAGTAGAAAACAATTTATCCTTGATAAATGTAAAAAAAATTCGTTTAAAGGGAGTATTGCTACTTTTTGGGGACAGACTTATGAACCTGTTGTCACAGATATTTACTCAAATTTAACAAATAAAAAAATAAATGAATTTGGGTTAATAGTTCATCCTGAATACGAATGGTTAGGAGCTAGTCCTGATGGTATTACTTCAGACGGTGTTATGATAGAAATCAAATGCCCATTTAGAAGAAAAATAACAGGAATACCTCCTCTTTATTATTGGATACAAGTTCAATTACAATTAGAAGTGTGTAATCTAGAAGATTGCGATTTTGTAGAATATGAATTTATAGAATTTCTATCAAGTGATGAATTTTTAGATGATAAAACTTTAGATATAAAAATATTTAATAAAGGATTGTTTGTAAAATTAGAAAGAAAAAAAGATCAAAATATACCTTGTCCCCCGGAAGAAATTGAATATTACTATCCTCCCAAAGAATACCTTGATAATGTTGATAAATTATTTAATTGGCGTGATGAAAAATATGAAGAATTAAATCAGAAATATATAGAAGATAATTTAACAGAGATTAAAGTAGTTTATTGGAAGGTGTGTGATAAATCTATTGTTAGAATAAAAAGAGATAAAAAATGGTTTAAAAATGTTCTTCCAGTTCTTTGGAGAGAATGGGGGTATATTTTATACTATAAAAAAGAAGATAATTATAAAAAACTTTTAACAAAACAAAAAGAATACCATGAAGGAGGAACTCTTATACTTGATGAAGATTGTAATAATAAAAAAAAAGAATATATTTTTACAGATTCTGAAAATGAATCTTAAAAATTTTAATTAACTTGAAAAATTTAAAGAAAACTGACCTTTTTTTATATTTATAATATTAAAATTTCTAGAAAATACAAATAAAGAAGGTATAGAATTTATATTAGCAGAAGTATTGATAATCAATTCAGGTTGATCTATCAATGAAAAATTTAATGAACCTGTGGGATAATATTTTTCAGGTTCATTGCAAAAAGACATTGTATAAATATGTTTACTGGGTGTATTTTTATGATATCTTGAATTGTTATTTACTCGTAAAGTAAATTCGCTAGTATCATCAACCCGATCTATACCGTCCAAAACTAATTTAGCAGATTTTATTAACGGTTCAACTTTTGTTAAAATAGAAGTTTGTCTTTTTGAAAAATTAAACCAATCGTTATTATCATCATTATCTTTTTCTCTTAAAACAAAAATTAATTCTAAACACGGATGATTAAATGGCAAAAGAGATCTATAAAATCCACCGTTTGTTTTATAATTTATAGTTTCTTTTCCTAAAAATTGTGTTTGAGTGATAAGATATTTATGTTCTTTTTGAGCATATTTTATTCTTTCACAATCATCCATAAATATAAAATCAGCAAGAATATGAGGATTATGTATATTTACTTGGTCAGGTGGTATATTCCCATCATAAACAATACATTCATCAAATTTTTTGAATTTAAATATTAATTTAACAACGTGAAAATTTAAAGCTATTAAAGGTAGAGCAGCTCCGATATTGTTACAAAACCAAAATTTCATAGGGACTTGGTAGGTGGTTTCATGTAAAGCTGAATAATTTAAAGATTCTACGTTATTAAATTTACCTATCATAGAATTTTCTACAGAATTCACTCCTGGGTCTGCAGTCAACTCATTCCAAATTTCTAAAAATAAACCATAATGTTTATCAATAACAGACTCTCCTATAACCAATTCTACATAATCTATTATAGCATGACCTAAAGAATTAGTCCATCCAGCATAACTACCTGATTTACTTATTAAAGGTGGTAATTGAAAAGCTAAATAAATTTTATGAAGGAAATCTCCTTTTCTAGGTATTGTTATTTCAAATTTTTTATCAAAATCAACATAATTATTAAAACTTATTTTTTTCTGTTCTATAGCAAAATTAGAATGTCTTTTATAAACTTGTTTTATAAAATTATGTTCTGGATTTCCTGTTAAATGGATATCTTGAATACCTTTTACTTTTAATTGATAAACAGCTCCACCCATTTTTTATTTATTATTTTAATATAAGAAATTAATATTAAAAATATAATTTAGCATTCATCGTCGTATGTAAAATCTTCTGAACAGTCTTCGTTTTGATGTAAATATTTCATTTCTTCTAGAATAACTTTATCAAAAAGCAAAGTTTCGTCGTCTTCTTCTATTTTAGGATATTCAATTATCATTTCTTCACAAGGTTCTTTTTTATGAACTTTATGAAAATCTACTGGTACAATTTCCCTATTTTCATGATAATTTTTTGGTTTATTTTCTACCTTTTTTAAAGCTAGAGATGTATTTGAATAAATAGGATCAAGATTTTTAACATTTACACAAAAACTATCAAATATTTTTCTATTTGAAATATTAGTATTTTGAGGTTGTTTAATAGTAGAATCAAATTTTACAAATTTTGAAGTTTCACTCTCTGTATCTGGAAAAAAATCTGTATTTAAATGAATCAATTTTAATTTTTTATTTCCAAAACTAATAGACGCTAGCCTCGCATTTATATATTCTTGTGTTTCTTTAGCTTTATATAAAGAATATAAATCTCCATTGTTAGTAGAAAGTAAATCTCTAATTTTTATCAAATTCATTTTTTTCATGTTTAAGATATCTAGAAACTCTTTTTCTTTTGACATTACTTATTGATATACACTGTATAAAATAAAAATTAAAAATATTCCATAGTGAATTTTATAAGAATGTAAATTATAGATCCTATAAGTGCAATTATACTATTATAAATCATCTCATTAGGAGGTAATGTTTTTAAATAAGGAATGTATGAAAAGGTTGTTTCAAAATTTACATAAGAAATGGCGAACAAAATACAAAACACTATAAAAGCTTCTTTTAAATATTTCAAAATGTTTTCTTTGTTAAAATAATCCATATAACCAGGTTGTGTTTGTTCTTCTTTTGGTTCTTCTATACCCTGATTACTGTCTTCATCGTCTGATAAACTATTTTCTTCTTTAAATTTTTGTATGATCTCCGCTGCTTCTTGATTATCATAATCATTATCTGGTAGGTCATCTATAAGAGTTGATTCTTCAGTTGTAGCCATTATTTAATTTTATTTATAAAGATATAATATAAAGATATAATATAAATTTTACGCGAAAAATAATTTTTTAATGATAAAAATAATTCATTGTATTTTAATAATCTTCATAGTTTTTGGTGTATTTTCAGATAATAAAACAATTAATAATACACATACTGCTTTATTATTCTCAATTTTAGCACACTGGATACTTAATGATAATTCTTGTTTTTTAACACAAATTGAAAAGAAAATAACAAACACCGAAGATGACCAATCAACATTTATTTATAAAGTAATCAGTCCATTTTATAAAATCGATGATAGTTATATTGGAAAAATCGTGCATCTGATAACTTTAGTTTTATTTGGTATATCTGTTTACAAATTAAAATAAAAACAAAAAAAAATTAAATAAATCTTTGTTTATTTAATTTTTTTAACTTTATTGAATATTTCAATTTTATTTTCACATATAACTTTGTAAATTCTTAATATTGTATTTTCTCCTATATCGCATACTTTAGATATTTCTTTTTTAGTTCTAGATAAATTCATTTCCAAATTTATAAAATAAATAACTCCAGCTATTATACCTTGAGGACATGTATTGTAAAATAATTCTAAATCTACACATGCTGATATGATTTTTTTACATAATTTTTGAATATTAAATGATAATTCTAAATTAATAATATATCTATCTGCTAATTCTACTGCAGAAAAAATATCATTATCACAAACATTACTTATAGATTCGTTATAGATTTTACAGTATTTACTAAATGTTTTATTATCTAATTCAAAAATTTTACAAACTTGTTCAGATGATATATTTATAGAAGAAGATTTAGCAACATAATAAAAACATACTGCTATCACAGCATCTTTATTTTTCTTTCTAAAAGATTTTTTATTATTACAACTGTCTATATTGTTATCTTTAAATTTTTTATAAGCTAATAAAGTAGAATTTATATAATTATTAGGTATATTGTTTAAAATAAATATAGAATTTAATTTCTTTTTTAAATCAAATAAAACCTTTTCTTCATAAGGAAGAGATAACCAAAATTGTCTTTTGGCCATGTTAGAATTTCCTGAAATAACAGTGGACATACTATGATTTGGAGCTAAAGGGTTAGATACCATACCACATCTATTCCCGGAATCATTAAAACCCCCTCCTTCATCATTATTAAAAGTTCTCCATTCTGCTTCGTCTGAAATAATTCTATCTTCAAATACAATACCACAATTTTCGCATAATAAAACATTATTTATAACAGTTATATTTGGTTCATTATTTAAAAAAACACATTCACAATTATATTCATCTTTTTTAGTTTGTGTGTTTGTTGTTTTTATTTCATATAAACTTTTTTCAAAATCTCCCCAAACATTATCTAGTGAGGAAGTCATATACGGCTATAAATAAATTGAAGTCTGTGATAAAAACTAAATTTTTTATCACAGACTTCAATTTATATTTAATTCAAAATTAATCAATTTCCATACCACTAATACGACTTCTTTTTCTTTTTAAAATTCTTTGAGCCATAGATTTTCTATCTCTTTCCTGGTTTGCATAAAATAATTCACCTCTTTTCTTTTCATAAATTTTTAAAACCGTTTTTCTAAATTTTATAATTTCTTCTAAAGCTTCTCTTTCTAAGTCAGAAGCTGAAGTTTTAGATAATATTTTTTTTTGTTTTAAAGTATATTGTGTCCATTTCATGATATCTTTTGAATTATTAACTATATAAGTCATAATTTTTTCAGTAGCAGGGTTTAATTTACCACCTTTTATTTTTTTAATTATAATAGATGTTAACTCCATAGTTGAATCTTCAAGCAGATTATCTTTAAATTCTTTATTAGTTAATTTACTGGTAGAAAGTGTATAAAGTTGAGGATTTCTATTATATTGGTTTTCTTCAAGTTTCATAAATTCTTTATATTGAGCTATATAAGGTGTTATTATTTTAGCTTCTTTTGTATAAGGATTATTTTTCAAAGATAAAAAACCTATTCCTTTTAGATAAAAGTCAAAATTTTCTTTCAAATGTTGTAAAACTTGTATTTTAAAGTTATCTGTTGTTTTTTGTAATTCTTTATCAATTTTAGATATTATATTTTTCTTAACGGATAACTCTACAATTTTATAATTTTCTCCTGATAAACAAATTAAAGGTTTAATTTTGTACTCTCGATCTTTCAATTTAACTACATTTTCCAATTGAAAATTTTTCATACTTTCTTCTATATTTGAAATATTCTTTTCAAATTTCGGAGAAGTAAAACTTAAAGATGGAATTATTTCAACTTCCATTTTTTCGGTCATTTCTTTGATATGTTGAATAAAAAATTCTAAAGTAATATATTCTGGATTAATAAATTTGTTTTTAATAGCTACATCTAAAAGATATCTTGGATCATCATTTGGTGTTACTGGTATATATTTAGTGTTTGATACTACAGGATACCCTAAAGAAAGCTGATTCATATATATAAAAATATAAGCTGTTGCTCTTATTTTATACAAAGCATCGTTTATAGAATAATCATAGTTCATTTTTTTATTAATATTTTGAAGAGATAAAGAGTGAATATTCAATGAAGAAGCATCCATATCAACCCCTATAAGAGAAAACAATTCAGATAACATTTTTGTAAAAGGGTGAGGATCTAATTTAACCGTTTCTCTTTCTAGAGAAATTTCTTGGTTATAATCTAACACACAAGCAACTTCGTTGTATTCGTTGTCTTCGTTGTCTTCGTTGTCTTCGTTGTCTTCGTTGTAGGTCGCAGTATTCTTTCCTGAAGAAGAATATGATGATGATTTTTTAGTGTTTTTATTTTCTAAATAATTTATATCGTCCATAGTTTTTTCATCAACATCTGCTTTTTTTACTCCAAAACCATCTACTTCTATTAAATTCAGTTGATCATTTACATTTGATAAAACATATTTCAATCGTTTAGCGCCATTATCTAAAAGAAATACTAGGTTAAAGATAGAAATAAGTATTTCTCTGTTCACAGCAGTGACATTAACTTTAAAAAATCTTCCTGTTTTTCCTCCATATCTTTCTATAAATTCAGCATAATATCCTTTATAAGGATGATTACCGATAATAACGAAATTTCTTGACACAACCTTTACCATTTAAATAAGTTACTTATTTTATATATAATAATTAAAAAAATTAAATTTTTTAATTGTCTATTTTTGAATATATCATTTTTTGAGTTCCTATAGAATGCCCCATTATATAACTGTCTTTAGCTTGTTCTCTGTATGTAACTGTAACAGGATATTTTTCACTTAAATATATTTTACGAAGTAATGTAGTAGAAATTTTCTTTGGGTAAAAAATTTTATTAATATATTTTGTCAATGTATTATGCTTCATCGGTGTACCTGTAGTAGTATTTAACAATAAAAAATTATGCTTTAAACCATCTTTATAATATTTTTTTTTAGAAATTTCCCAAGTTTTTATTATATCAAATAAATTTTCAGGTAATTCTATTTTTTTAATTCCATAGAATTTATCTGTTTTATAATTACATAGTAATAAATGTTTGGTAGTTAAATTGATAAAATTAAAAGATTTATCTAAACAAGAATCGTTTTCTTCGTTCTCTGGTTTTTCAATAATTTTAACCAAAACATAGTCGTTTCTTAAGGGAGGCAATAGAGTATATAAATTAAGAACAAGATGTTGTTGTTTTTTATCTAATATTTTTCTATCTTTATATTTTGCATTGTTTATTTCTGTTTCTATAGAAGATATTTTATCCTTTATATCTCGTGAAGATATCCAATTTTTTTCCTCTCTTGTTGTCTTTGCATTATCAAGATAAGAATCTTCTTGTTTTTTAGACAATTCTTTATGATAATCTGTGTACATTTCGATAATTTCTTGTGGTATTAATTCAGTATACGATTTTATAGTTACTAAAATAGAAGTAATAATGTTCTTTTTAGATGCTAAACTTTTAAAATTTTCAATGTATTCTTTTATAGAACAAAAATCTTTGAAATAATAAATAGAAGGTTTATAACTTTTGAACAATTCCTTAGAAATTTTTTTAATATTTAAAAGGTATTGGTTTATTGTGGAATCTTTTATTCTAGGTTTAAGTTTTTTTATTCTTTCAAAAGAGTCTTTGTAAAAATCCATATATTTTTACAAAGAAAATATTAACCATTTAAATACGCTTCCATATCTTTATCTGTTTTTAATATTATTTCATTTTTTCTCTTTATAAACATATCGTCATCGATTTTATATTTTAAAACTTTACCTTTTAATATAGATTTATCGTGTATTATATCAATAGCTAACCTTTTGACATAATTATCAAATACTTCTTTATTAATTTTTAAGACGCAATTATCAACACAAAAAGGATCGATAGAACAATTTTTTAACTCTGAGCATACGTTTCTAGTGTCATTTAATATAGGTAAAATCGGTGTATTTTTTGAAAAGGTAACCTCGTTTAATAAAATAAGATAAATATTCTCTTCTAGTATTTCTATTAATTCATTCGAATTAGAGGA